GTGCCGACTGAAATTGTGGTGGCGCTGCTCTCCCTGGCGGGGACGGCCATTGGGGCCTTCGGTGGAATTGTGGTGTCGGCCAAGCTGACCAACTACCGCCTGGCCCAGCTCGAAAAGCGGGTGAGCGAGCACAACAACTTTGCCCGCCGCATGCCCGTGGTCGAGGAACAAATCAAGGTCATTAACCATCGTATTGAGGATTTGGAAAGGAGCCGTTGAGATGGAAATTCTATCGTACATCATGGACAACGCATTGATTCTCATTCCCGTGTTGCTGATACTGGGGCAGATTGTGAAGGGAATCCAGAAGATTCCCGACAAGTGGATTCCGCTTCTCCTGCTGCCCATCGGCATTGCCGGTGCGCTCGCGTTGGGCGGCCCCAGCTTTGACAGCGCTGTGCAGGGCGTGCTCGTCACCGGTGCTGCTGTCTATGGCAATCAGGTTGTCAAGCAAATGGGGAAGTAATCAATGGCAAAGTGGCAGGTTGGCAGGACGGGGGGGACCGTAAATGTTTCAAACCTTCGGTTTCTGAAAAATGCCCCAAGCCCGAAACAGATGCAATTTTTAGAATCCACCAAACGGTATGTAGGGTATGGCGGTGCGCGCGGCGGCGGGAAAAGTTGGGCTGTAAGGCGCAAGGCGGTCCTTTTGGCCTGTTGTTATGGAGGAACCGAGCAGCAGGAAGCCATTACAATCTTAATTGTGCGCCGTACGTTGCAGGAGCTTTACCAGAACCACATCCGGCATCTAATTCAAGAGACACGTGGGGTCGCGCAATATCGGGATAAGCATCGAACGCTGGAATTTAAGAACGGCTCTCGTATTGTATTTGGTTATTTGGAAACCGAAAAAGACGCCGACCAATACCAAGGAAACGAATACGATGTTGTTTTTATTGACGAGGCGACCCAAATATCCGAATACATGTTCAATATCCTCAAAGCCTGTGTGCGCGGCACCAAGGCTGGGGTGCCGAAACGCATTTACTGCACTTGCAATCCAGGAGGAAAGGGACATGCCTATGTCAAGCGGCTGTTTGTAGATCGCCAGTTTAAGGACGGGGAAAACCCGGATGATTATGTTTTCATCCAAGCCAAAGCAACCGACAACGAATATTTGATGAAAAATGACCCGGAATATTTAAGGCAATTGGATTCCCTACCGGACGGATTGCGAGAAGCATGGCGGGATGGGCGATGGGATTTGTTTGTGGGCCAGTTTTTCACCGAATACGATGCCAGTGTACACGAATGCGACCCGTTTCCCATTCCTGACCACTGGAAACGATACCATGCGATTGACTATGGTCTTGATATGCTGGCGTCCGTGTGGGCGGCAGTGGACGAGGAGGGCGGTATCTGGATATATCGTGCAATCGCCGAGCCAGATAAAATCATACCCGATGCCTGCGAGCTGATGCGGCAGGCCGAAAAAGCGGATCAATGCCAGTACACCCGCTTTGCCCCGCCCGATTTGTGGGGCAGAGAAAAGGCGAGCGGTAAGCAGCAAAGCGAAATGTTTGCACAAAACGGCTTTGTTTTTCAAAAGTCGGATAACGACCGAAAGGCCGGATGGCTGGCGGTGAAAGAATTGATGGCAGTAGAACATACGGGAGAACGAAAGCGGACGAAATTGCACATATTTCGAGGTTGCGCCACCAATCTTACTTATGCCTTGCCACTAATTCAGCACAATCCAAAAAAGCCGGGCGACACCATGACCGAACCGCACGACCTGACCCACTCGCCTGACGCGCTTCGGTATCTTTGTATTATGCGAAAGAAAATGGCGCAGGCGATACAAGCACCAGCACAACAGGATATTCGATACCAAAAGATGGATGACCCGGTAAAAAAGAAGTTTGGAAGAAGGAAGGTGCCGAATATATGGAAGGGCTTAGTTTAATTGTACTTGCGGCTGGATATTGGCTGAACTTTCAAATTATTGCGCTGCTTTTGGCGCTTTTGCTGGCGGGGAAAAATCGGGAACATATGGGAAACACGGTTCCTGTATCCTTTGGGGCAAAGCGAGAACACAAGGCCCGCCCGTCTCCAGGGGCGGCCGACCACGCAAAGCGCCAAAACAGCATTGTACAATACGGATTGTTTGGGGTGAAACCGAATGAAAAAAAGAAAGCAAAACGTCGAGGATAAGGATGCCTTGACTGCGCAGTCGGTATGGAAAGAGTATGAGCAGGGTCGGGGCTATATGAATCGCCCCTTGTGGGGTAACACATCCCTATATGACCGGGTAAACCTCAACAATCAGTTTTATGAGGGCGACCACTGGAAAGATTTCAACAACACCGAGGAGGGTAGCGAGCTCCCCGTTTTCAACATCTGTAAGCAGGTGGGCACAGCGCAGGTTGCCATCGTGGCGAGCAATGTTCTCACCGCCTGCTATAGCTGGGAAGATGTACCGTCCGCCGAAGAAGAACGAATGCTATCGCAAGGCGGTATTCCTCAGAACAACATGTTCGGGATGCCTGAAGCCTCCGAGCGGCATGAGCCGCAAACGGCTGCCGAGTTGGCGGGATATTTACACCAGGTGCCAAAGGGGCAGGGCGATAAGCCATCCAATGAAGAGATGCGAGCGGTTGCTTTAATGCTTTCCAAGTATTTTCGCACCTTTTCCAACCGCTGCAATCTGAATTATCTGGTGAAGCAATGCGTGACCGACGCGTATAAAAATGGTACTGGACTGCTGTATTTCTATTGGGACACCAACATGCGAACCATGGGGGCGCATGGCGACATTGCAGTCGAAAGCGTTGAAATTATCAACCTGCATTGCGGCGACCCGACCATCAAAAAGATTCAAGAGCAACCGTATCTTATCCTAGAGACCAGACAAAGTCTGGATAAGGTGCGCCGGATGGCCGAAGAATCCGCAGGAAAGGAAGCTGCGGAAAAGATTAAAGCCGATGATACCGATTCCACTTATGGAGACAATCACGAAATTGACCGGGATAAAACCAATCGAAACGCCAAATGCACCGTTTTAACGAGATTCTGGAAAGAAACCGAAAACGGAACAACCAAGGTGTACTTTCAGAAAAGCACCAAAGATGTGATTCTCAAAGGAAAGACCGATTCCAAGTTGTCGGTATATCCGATTGCGTTCATGCCTTACGAGCAAAAGCGCGGCACCATCTACGCGCACACGCCGCTGACTGAAATGATTCCCAATCAGCGCGTGGCCAACACTTTGAGATTTAATCAGGTGGTGTCGGACAGCTACACCGCGCAGCCAACCTTACTATACGATGAAACCCGCATGCCGGATGGATTCACAAACGAAATTGGAGCGCAGATACCGGTACAGGGCAACATCAACGACGCAGCGCGTTATCTGCAAGGTCAGGGTATGGCGGCCAGCAGCGAAAACTTGGCTCAAGTTTTTATGAACGACACGCTGGATATTAACAACGTCAATGCGGCGGTGCGCGGCGACCTGAATCCCGATAACACGTCGGCTATTATTGCGCTGCGCGACGCGGCAAAGATGCCAATGCAGCTTACGTCGGCAAATCTCTACATGATGTTCGAGGATGTGGCCCGCATCGTGGCCGACTTCATCATGGGCTTTTATGGAGAAAGAAATCTGCGAATTGAAGAAAAGGGCGAATCATATGTGATTCCCTTTCAGGCCAGCCGGTACAAGGAGTACATGATGGCAGTACGCGTGGATGTTGGCGAAAGCACCTTATGGAGCGAAACGGCCACCATACGCACCTTGGATAACCTGCTGATTAACCAGAAAATCACCACACGGCAGTATTTGGAACGTGTGCCGGATGGCTATGTGCCGATGAAACAGGAATTGATTAACGAAATCAAAGCCGAGGAGGAGGCGCAGCGGCAGGCGATGATGGCGCAGCAAGCGTCGGCTTCTGAGGCAGAGGGCGCGGCGCTGCCCCAGGATGCATTGGTAGACTGGTCAAGTATCCTCGGCGGTATGTCGGACGAGGAACTGACGGCATTGCAGAACGACCCAACCGCCATGCGTGAGCTGAGTGATATCACGGCGGCGCAAGGCGCTTAATGCCAGAAGAAACGGCGTTACTATCGCCGTTTTAGCCCCTCACCATGGGGACATAAAAAAGACGCTCTCACCATGAGCGGTCGGCCGACACCATCGGTCGGGAAAGGAGTAAGGAATGAGCGAAGAAGCGAATGGCTCCGCTGTCGAGCAGGAGCAGGAACACGTCGATTCGGTGGCGCAACCCAAAACCGAACCGACAGCAGAACAGGGCAGCGAGAAGCAGCAGGAGCGCGCGGATGGCATCACCATTGCCTACAATCACGAGAAAATTCCGTTAAGCAACACCGAGGCGACGAGGCTTGCGCAAATCGGCAAACGGTTTGAGGGTAAGGAAACGCTGCTGACACAGATTGAGACTGAGTTCAAACACTCGGGTATGAAGTCGGTCGACGAGTTTGTTCAGGCGCGACGCCTTGAGCTGGAAAAGAAGCAAGTCGACGATCTAATGTTGAAAGACGGAATTTCAGAGAACACCGCACAGGAACTGATTCGCCTACGGGGGCTGGAACAGCAGATTCGGGAGCAGGAGCAAAAGGAAAGCCGGGAATCTAAGGTTTTAAACGAGCTTCGAGAACTGAAGGAGCGATACCCAGATGTGGATATCAACGCTCTGCCGGATGGAGTGTCAGCTTATTCTATCCAGCACGGCGTTCCAATGGTTTCGGCTTATGAAAATGTTGTTTTGCTCGAACAGTATAGAAAGGAGTTGAATGACCTCAAAAAACGCCAGGAAAACGAGGAAGCCACGGCGGGTAGTGCGCATTCCAGTGCGCCTGCTGTAGGAGACGATTCCTTTGAAAGTCTTTGGGCAAAAGGAGCCCGATAATTTGTCAAATCAGAAAGGAGATAACATATGCCTGCTTCGCAGTTAAACAGGGTAGAAACCGCGTTGAAAATCAGTGAAAAGCTGGATCAGCGCGCTGTGGAAAAGTCGGTCACCGCATGGATGACCGCAGGGGCAAAGGATTTTGAATTTAAGGGGAATGGTCAATACCGAATTCCCTCGGTACGTCTGAGCGGATTAGGAGATTATAAGAAGGATTTAGGTTATCCTATGGGTTCGGTCACGATGACTTACAAGGACTATACCTGTGAGTACGACCGAGGCCGTTCCTTTTTCTTAGATTCGATGGACGTGGACGAAAGCAATTTCGTGGTCAGCGCCGCGCGGGTAATGAGCCAGTTTACGGATGAATACATTGTGCCGGAAATGGACGCGGTACGCTTTGCCAAGTTGTGTGCGATTGCGAGCGAGAAAAGCCACGCGACTACGGGATACACCCCAGCTAAGACGGATATTTATTCCAAACTTCTCAACGCCATGTATGCAGTCAAGGACAGCGGTAGCCAGGAGGTAGTGGCACACGTGTCGTCGGAGGTACTGGCGGCATTGGCGGTCAGCTCGGAATTTCAGCATATCCTTCGGCAGGATGATTTTAACGCTGGGCGGCTTTACAGCAAGGTAGCATACATTGACGATATGCCGCTGATTCTTACCCCGAAGTCGCGTTTTTACAGTGCTATTGACCTGTACGACGGCACTACGACTGGTGAAGAAAACGGCGGCTATAAGAAAGCGACTGCCGGGAAGGACATTAACTTTATTGTTGTGGGCAAGGATGTTCCCGCAGCCATTGAAAAGCACGACGTAAAATCAATTCTTAGCCCCGGTGAGCACACGCGGGGAGACGCCTGGTTTATCGGTAGCCGCGTCTATCATGATCTTCTGGTCAAGGAGACCAAAAAAGACGGGGTTTACATCAATACGAAATAAGGAGGGAGCACAATGTCAGAGACTACGCCGGTGAAGAAGCAAAAGGTAGAGCGGGAACCCGTAAACGATGGCACCGTAGGACTGAAATTCTCAAACAACATCGACAATAGCTACAAGGGTTCGGGCGAGCCAAACGCGACGACTTACAGCGAGACCGACCCCGATCCCTTTGTAACCGTATCGTAGTATCGGACGGGAGGGGCTGCCACACGGGCGGTCTCTCCCTCTCTATTAAGAAAGGAGAAAGAAAATGAAAACCATTGGAGCGATTTTTGAACAGCCATCCATTGAGGTTAACGACGAGCCGGTGCAGGAAAATTCGCAGGAGCAGTCGATTCCAGCCGGGAGCGGGACGTTCGATTATAATTCCTTGCCGGTGCAGAGCCTGCGCAAAATCCTGCGGCAGGAACGCGGATTGGAGGACACGGCATCCCTCTCGCGTGAGGAATGCCTTGCACTGCTGGCCGGGGAGGCCAACAGCAATGAAAGCGCGTAAGGTTTACGACGAGGCAATGACCCTGTACGGCGTGGTCAGCCAACGTGGTACGGTAGACCAAAGCCGGGCGGAGCTTTACGAAACGCGCGCTCTTACCGTAATGTCCATGATGCAGCGGGAGCTTTATCTGATGGAACAGGGCGACGAGGAACGCCCACTGCCAAAGGATATCCGCACAATGAACGATGAACTGCAAATATCGGATGATGCGGCGCTGCGTGTTATGCTGTATGGACTGGTGATGTATTTTGCGGAATTTGACCGCGATGCATTTTTGTACAACACTTATTCGGTAGAATATTCCAACCGTTTGCAGACCCTGCGCCGGCCGCGAAAACGAATCAAAAAAGTTCGCTAACGAAGGGAGAAAGCACCGTGAAAAAAAGACCTAGTATGTATCAAAAAAGCTCTTATAACTTGCAGTTTGGCGATGGCTCGCGCGGCATGTGCGCTGCGTCCGAGCTGCATTTGGACGACGGCCAATTGCGGGACTGCTTGAACCTATGGTATGTAGGGAAAGAATTGACCAGCCGCCCGGGAGTGAGATACCAGGGGGCGATTTTAAACGGTGCTTCTCTGGAATATACCCCGGTAGAGGTATCGGACTACTGCCTACTCAGCGAGGTTGTTGTCAAATCCACAGGTCAGGTTGAGGAACAAGATTATGGATTTTATATTCTGTACCTCAATTCCAGCGGTGAAACGCTCTCTGTGGGAGCGTACTGCACCCAAGGAACGCACGCCAATCAAATGCTGAATGTATCGGGAGCTGCCGTTGTGGTGGGCAATAAGGACGGCGCGTTTGCGATTGGAAAGCGCCGGGGGATGTTCTTTGATTTCACCGGAGGAGACGGCCAGACACGGACAAAAACCTGTGATTCCGTAACCTTATTTTGCGGCGACCGAATACAGGAACTGAAAAAGTCTTTCCCTGAGGTCACGCCTGGCGGTGTAGGTTTTGGCGATGTAGAGCCGTATGCGCCCCTGGTAATGATAAACCGCTCCCCAAGTGGCGAAAACTCGGATTACATAGATGGGTATAACCAGATTGGTAGGCGATGGAAGGAGAGTTTTACGACCGATGCGCACTTTACCTTTCAGCTCTCACACCAAAACATTAATCCGGCCGCCGAACACATCATCACCTATACCTACTATAACGGCGGTTATCAGGAGGCGGTATTTACGATACCGGCCAGTACCAGCGCAGCCCCGTTTTCAGGGCGTTCCAACACCGTGACGCTTAGCGGGCCAATGTTTAAAAACGAGACGCACAAGGTTTTTATTCTACTGTTTTATCGCTACGGATTTTTCTGGGTATGTGAAAGTACAAACGAAAGCAGCAGCGTGGACGATTACCAGGGATTTCTTCTTCCGCGCGGTATGGATGGCACGGCCACTAACAACTTGATCATCGAAACCGAATCGGCGGAAGATTTAGGCGATATGAGAAGCGTCATATCGGATTGTGTGGATTGCGCGTGGTTCGGCGGTGAAACGCATTCATTGGGCGGTGGCGGACATCTCTTTGTAGCCGGAAACAGAAAATCTCCGGATTTGGTGTACTATTCTTCGCCAAGCTTTCCAAACCGCTATTTCCCCGAAGATTACAATATCGCGGTGGGCGACCCTGGCGAGCCGATTGTCGCCATGGCAAAGCAGGGAAACGCCTTGATTGTATTTAAGCGAAACAGCACCTATGCAATTACCTACCATGGCTTTGTAACTCGTTTGGGACCGGACGGAAAGGAACGCGAGCACCCTCAGTATACCTGTACTTGTATCAACGATTCGATAGGTTGTTGGAGCAAGGGCAGCATCCAGCTCATTAACAACCATCTGGTGTGGCTCGGTACGGGGAACAAAATTTATTTGCTACGCTCTTTATCGCAGTACAGCACTGCCAGCATTCGGGAGATTTCCATGAATATTGAGGCGGTGATGGACGGCATTCCTGCCCCCATTCCAGATACTGCGCAGGATTCGGTTTATCCAAGAATTTTAACCGCCTCTTTCAACTACGGTGGGTATTATATTTTAGTCAGCGGGCGGAAGGCGTGGGCGTGGAATTACCGACTTACTCCCTATCCCGACACATCAAACACCGAAAAAGCGCAGCGTTCGCTTGCGTGGTATCGTTTCTCATTCCCTGTCAGTTTTACAATGGGGGTATGTGGTTTGGAGGGAGAGCCCGTGTTGTTCAGCACAGACCAGGCGTTTTTAATGGATATAAAGCATCACAGCGATTTGATACTATCGGACGGTGTCACGACGGAAAGGGGATACGAAAAACGGTATGTCAGCAAACGGTATGATCTTCATGAACCATATGCGCTCAAAGCACTGAGCGACATGACCATGTCGTTATCAGGTGACACTGAGGCTGTGGTGAGTGTAACCGGGCAGTTTGACGACAGCAATGTTCCTGTTGCTATGCTCTACCCAGAAAGTCGCGAAAGCAAGTTGGACAAAGCCTTCCGGCTGTCCCCCCAGCGCAAGCCGGTGCGCCGGATAGGAATTACGATAGAGAGCAGCGAGGCGGGACGGCTATCCATGAACGAATCCCCTGCCGCGACGCTAACCTTGCTGGGTGGTATTCATTAAAGGAGGATGTAGTATGGCGGAATATAGGCAAAATTACAAAGAACTGATTGACGAGGCGGAATTGAAGGACGCGGCGAAAAGATATACAGAACGGTACAATCAGTTGGGGCAGCAGGCGCAGAAAAACATCGACGCGGCCTACGCTCCTTCGGTGGACTATCAAAAGGGGCTGCTCTCACAGGTTCCAGCGCAGTATGACAGCGCGCGCAGGGAGAACGACTACGAACTTCAGGTTGCCGCGCGCAGAATCAGCGACCAAATGGCAATGCAGGGGCAGCAGAATTCCGGGCTGAACCGTTCACAGCAGGCGGGATTACAGGCTTCCCACTCCAAGACGGCGGGGGATATCAGCGCCCAGCAGCGGAATGCAGAACTGGAAATACGCAGTGCCATATCCAAAATCCTTGCAGAGCGGGATAAGGCCAAGGCCGACGCGGCACTGCAATATCAGGAAAAGGGTCAGGAAAAAGCCGACGCTTATGTCGATAAGGAACATGACCGGGCGTATGATTCCATGTGGAGGCTGAATGATTATCAGCATAATTTTGATACGATGGATAAGCAAAACGAGTTTACAAGAAACAATATGATTCTGGACAGCGACCTCACTTTGAAGCGTGATGGTGTACAGCAAGGATATACGCAGGACAATATGAGGCTGCAAAACACCTTAGATAAAGATAAAATTGGTTATTCTTCCCAATTGGATACGAACGCCTATATCAACAAGGCGGCCATTGATGCATATTATGGAGCCATTTCCGGGAATGGAAGCAATTCGAAAAATATTGATTATGATGGATTTGCCAAGCTTGGGGCCAGCGCCGGTGCAAACATTGCAGCCAGACTTGGAAATTACTTTCCAAATACCAAAACATACAAATATGAAAGCGAATCTGCGCGGGAAGCCGTAGGGCAAGAGATTTTCAATTCGTTTTATTCTGCCAATATGGTGCAACGAAATGGAGCATTTACGGTTGATTATCAATCCACCATCGGCGGCGACGAGCAATCTATGATTGCATTTTCTAACGCCATGGCGGCCGCAGGGCTCGGTAATTATACCGGCGAATCTTGGTTGGCGAAGTTTGCCCAAAATCAGATTGATTCCAGAAGGTTAGGGCGTTAAATAGGGAGGATAAGGCATGACGTTAGATGAACTCACTGAAAGAATGAAGGGCTATCACGTGGACACCTCGGACGCTCGAAAGCAGCGGGAACAGTCGGATAAACAATACGCTCAATACCGTCAACAACAGTACCAAGCCCAAATGCGTCAGGGCGTAAGCAACCTTGCCACGCGCGACGTTGAGCTAAAGGGCAGGGTTGGAGAAAGCACCCGGGCGATGAAGAATTTTGAGGCTGAACAGAGCAGAAAACGTCAGCAGGAATCTGCATATAAAAAATATGGCCTTAATTTTGACCCGAACCGGCAGCAAAAGGGACTGGAAATAATTTCCGACATTCCCTCGGCTTCTGTCGAGCGAAAAGAACCCTCTGTTTTGCCGGGACAAACTGTATCGCAAGACTGGACAAACGTAAAAAGCGATATACGCGGAGCAGCGCAAACCGGTAACACTTCCCTTTGGACGGCTAAGGTAAGTAACGATGCTGCTGGTGGCGACAGTTCAGAGACGGCCTATCGTCAGTTGGTTGCAGATCGCAAGGCCAGAGGAAAAACCAACGCTGAAATATTAAATGAATTGGGGGATTACGACCAATATAGGGAACGTATCGAAAATACGATTAAACCGGCACAGGAACCGTATTTCTTTGGTCGATTGCAGCTGACTGAAAATTTGGCAAATGGCACTCCTGTTGACCGAGGTATCCATGGGTTCGCCAGCGGCTTTGTCGATTCCTTTTTTACGGATCAGTTTGCCGGAATGAAAAATCTCTTTACCGCAGGCAAAGAGAAACAAATCTCCAAACAAGCTGGTTTTGATGTGCATATACCAAGCAAAAAGGCTAGTCAGAGCATACTAGCGGTTTCACCATTTACCTACGACGAGATTTTAGAAATTGCTCGTACCGACCCGTCAGGGCGCATTATTTTGCAGGACAAGGGATGGATAGACGGAGACGGAAACCCTACCGAAAAACTAAATAAATTGATTTCTACATCGAATTGGAACAAAGCAGGGACATTTGTTGGCGAAGCGGCCGAGGGAGCAGTCATGGGGAATATGATTGGAACCAACGCGCCGACGGATAAAATCGGATATGCTGTAACAAAAAAACTGGCTGGTAAAGTTAACCCTAAGGTTGCAGCTTATGTCGGGCGTTCGGTCGCGAATGCTTTTGAAAACACTGTTACCGAATTGCCGTCGTCAATTGGAAACAATATGGCAGAAGCGGATAATGCTGAAGATGCCGTAAAAGGTATTCTTTTAGATGCAGCTATGAACATAGGTTCCTCATTTGTCTTTGGCGGCTTAGGTGCAGCTACCAAGAAGGACCGCGCGTCTTTACAAAATACGTTTGATATAGCCACCGACGCGCTTCCAAAGAAAGTGGGAAGCTTGACGGATGCGATTGCCAAAAGCAATCCAGACGGTGAACTTGACCTTAAAAATATGCTTTCCGCCGTGGATACGGTGGACAATTTCAGCGACGGAGTAGACGACGGATTAAAAGACCTGTACCGACAAGCGGCCAAGGAACAGCTTAACGAATCCAAGTGGTTACTGACGCACGGCGGGCTTGACGATGTCCAACAAAAGTGGCTGCTGGGAAACATCGACATGAACGCCCGAGCAACGGCGGGGCGAAAGGCCATGGCCGACACCATCAACACGACCGTTCGCAATCAGTACGGTGACGCAGTGGCAGATGAAGTTTTAAACGAAATGAGCGACGCGCTGAAAAGCGACGCGGCGTTTATTGAATACGTCAACAAGCTTTATTTGACCGATGGCTTTTCAAACAGAACGGTGAACGAAATCAACAGCATAAAAAGCCCAAAACAGCGCCAAATTGCCCAGGAATGGTTGGAGGATACCATTGACCCAGGGTGGGTCGCTTCGGACGAGCTTGGCAACTCCAAGGGCTTTTCAGACTATATCAAGAACAAACATAAGGCCATATTGGAACAGAGCGATTCGTTAGCCTGCAAGGTGATGGCATCGGGAGCGGATACCGCGTCGTTTATTCGGGTAATGGATGCGGCGGCCGTTGCTGCCGACGAGGCCGGGGCGGTTCCACGCGGTGTAGGCGCGGCGGAACGAGGATTCAGCGACAAACTGGACGACGAAATTTTTGAGAATATCAAGCACTCTGAAAATCCCGTTGCAGATGTGGGAAAAAAGCTGGGCGACGAGCAGGCGATTATCAACGCTTCGCGCTCGACCACCGATGTACCGTTAGACGCTAAATTTAATATTGGCGAGGACGGGCTGGAACGTGAAGTTACTGGGCGAGAATACATTGAGCTGGTCAAAAGTTCGGAAGTTTTTCCGAAAGACATAGCGGGCATTGAAGCGCTAAACCAGGAATGTGGAACTAAATTGAGCCACGCCATTATGGCGAACGACGTTGCCGAGCAGACGCGCCTGTCGCTTTATATGCAGGCCTTAAATGAGGCTAAGGCGGTAATGAAGTATCAGGACCACCTGAAAGAAAACGGCAATCTAAGCTCCTTTTTAACGAAGATGATGCGCCAGGAGCGAGTGGTGGAGGATGAGGCGTTTCTTGCTGCTATCAGCGGAGTGGAAAGACGGTACATTCCACAGACCAACGCCGCCCAGAGAAAAGCGGCGCAGCAGATACTGTCACAGCCGGGTGGCGAGGCGGAAGTCATGAGGCGTCTGACTGATGCCAAGCTCGCCGTGGGCGCGGAGGACATTGCCGCCGCCCGAATACTGCAAGACCAGAAAGTGGCGGCTGGAGATTACGATGGGGCCGAGGTCATCGCCAAAGCGGTTGACGAGAAGCTGCGCCAGTCGGGGCGGACGGTTCAGGCAGCCAACTTTTTTTACGATTCTCCTACCGCTGTGTTGCACAAGACCAGGGAAACGATCGATGCGGTGGTCGGAGAAAAGGGTACGAAAGCCTTAGACCGATTTGCGGAAAAGGCGCACCGGGCAGACAATGAGGCAGTTCGGGGCAATGCTTTCAAAGCGGCCAAGGAACTTGACGACGAGGCGGCCCGCATCCCGGATGTGATGGGAGACGCGGCCAAAAGGGTGACTACCAGAATTAAGCAGAAGGTGGAGGCCTTAAACAATTCTAGCGCGGTACTATTGCGCCGGATTGAGCAGTCGGCCAAGAATCTCGGCAAAGGGGGCATCCCGGATGACGAAACGATTTTAACCGGCCGTATGGTCAACGAGCTGCACACTATTGGCAAGAAAAGCCTGCCGGAAACCGCACAGAAAGCGAATTCAATGAATCGTTGGGAATTTGCAAAGTATGTGGTGGAGCACCGCGTCGAGATGCGTTCGGTGTGGGAAGGTGCGCAGCAACTTGCCAAGACCAAGTTTGCCAATGACCCTGCTATGATGAAAACGCTGGGCGCTTGGCTACAGACCGATTTGACCAATCGGCTTATGCTTGACCAGACGGTTGCACCTTTGCTTCAGGAGGCAATGAGCAAGCAGGGATTCCGGCTGGCCGATTTTGCGGATGCTGGTATTGCTGGTGACAAAATCGGTATATTTGTCGAAAACGTGGTAAAGCAAATGGGGTTGAATGGAGAGGCCGCCGAGCGGGTATATCAGTATATTTATGCTGAGATGCAAAGTGAAGTGGCCGATTACGTCAGCAAAACGGCGGCGAAAGAAAGCTTGATTCCCTCCATGTTGCGTAGGGTGCAGAATGCGGTAAATCGTGCCGAAGGAGCGCCGCAGAAGGTAGATACCGTGACAGCGGGCGTTGTGGATGATATTTTCAAAATTGCGCAAAGAATTGAAGGGCACGGCAAGGTGCCCGACGCTGCCGATACGCTGTCTAAAATCACCGCGCTTGGCGATATGGTCACCAATCAAAAGGGATACGCAAACACGTGGCGCAGGGTATACGATGAAGCTTTGGAGCTATACAAAAACAGCCCCGAACAACTGCGCGCCCTTAAATCTCACTTTGCGCAGGAAATTGACAATGTAATTCCTGCCACGACGATGGATAGGGCCATTCAGCAGGGTATGAAAGCCAAGGGGCTGAACTATACAAAGCTCATGGACGACTATTATTCCGGCGCGCAAAAGGACGGTTTGGTGGAATTTATCGTCAAAAAGAGCGGCGCGACGGGAGAGGGGGCCGAGGCTTTGCGGCAGGCTCTGCAAGAACGGATTTATGCCGGCGCAGAGCAAAAGCGGGTTGCGACACTGAACCGGCTTTTCAAGATTGACGATGACGCTGCCGAAGTCAAAAAAACGGCGAAGAAATTCAACATGATTCACCGCAACGCCGCCAATGCGGAGAAACTGGTATACCGGATTTTGAGCGGAGGCACGGAAGGCAAATATCGGGTTGCCTTATGCGAGACGTTGCAAATCCCGGTCATGACCGACAAAAAATCCAAGGATCTTATCTCCATAGCGCTGAAAATCAAGTCGGCGGAACCGGGTTCGGTTTTAGAAAGTCAGGCATACAATGAGCTGTTTGACACGATGACGAAAGGAATTCCCATGCAAAAGAAGTTTGTACCTTCCGCGTTAATTAAAACCGGGATGCTTACTAATCCTAAAACCCACTTTACAAACGTGGTGTCAAACGCCTTCAACTATCTTACCATGCAAGCGAACGACGCTACAGCGGCTGGTTTTGAAAGTTTTCTAGTGAAGATTGGCAAGATAGACGAAGCTGACCGGGTCTTTAGCGTAGCGTGGCGGCACGGAGCGGACGGCAAGGCGCGAAAAGCTTCGATTGGAGACTGGTGGAAGAAAATGGGTATATCAGAATACAGCCGCACCGGGAAATACGCAGACCCGCGCTATATGGCCGGACGAAGATACGATCAGATACTTCCAGACACAAATACTGTGTACAAAGGTCTCAACAAATACAGCGAGAAAGTATCGAACGCGCTGGAAAATGAAGATATCTTTGCGGCTAAATTTGTGTATTTTCAAAGGGCCGGTTCCATGATGAAAGCAAAAGGGTTAACCGAAATGACCCCCGAAATACACGCGGAGGCGTTGAAAGCCGCAAAGTATTATACTTTCCACACGCAAGGAAAGCTTTCCGACGCTGTGAACAGCTTGAAAAGGTTGCCCTTTCTTGGCAATGCCATTGATTTGGGGGTTATGCCGTTTGCCGGTACAAACTTAGCGGTGTTAGACCAAGCCGTTATTGACAACAGCCCCTTGCAAATTATATATGGTCTATCTCATATCCTCCGGCAAAACGGAGGCGATATGACAGACGCGATATACAGAACCGCAAAAGGCGTGACGGGATTAGGCGCGGCGGTATTAGCGGGGGTCGGATTTTATAAAGGCGTTTTGAGCGTCAACTCCAATTCGACACTGCGCCAATCTACGGGGAGCAAGGAATATTCGCTGAATATCGGCCCTGCTAGCTTCGATATTGGCGACTTATCCCCCACCATGATTTCGATGTTTCAAACGGTATCTGCACTACAGCAGATTCACGAGAACGCGCAAGCGGGCGATGAAGGTGCTGAAATATTGGACGGGGTACTGAAAGCGTATTTTGACCCTGCCATCGATGCTTCTCCCTGGGGGTCTTTCAAAGAGGCTTTTGTGGACTATGGCGGAGAACTGAATCCCGAACGTGCCGGGGAGCAGATATCGGCTAGTGTTGCGGGTTCTATATTACCCAACGCGCTTGCAGGAATCGCCGGAGGGCTGGATAACACGAGCCGTTCCACTTACAGCGACAATGCTTTAGCCAACATCGGTTCTAAATTCCTCAACGATTTTCCGGGATATTCTTTCACACAGAGCGCGAAAATCGACATGTGGGGTAACGAAGTAAAAAAGAGCGGTATTGACGGCGTTGGAGGCGATATATTAAATGCCGTCAACAGTACGGTCAACCCTTTGACTGCCTCATTTAACCGATACGATGGCGACGGAATCACCCAGGAGGTTACCCGGCTTTATCGTTTAGGCCACAACTCTGCCATTCCATCTACCCCCAAGAGACGAATCACCATCAACAAACAGGAATACACCTTGACCCAGTCCGAATATGAAGAATTCTGTCGTGATGTGGGTAAGGCTCGGTATGAGCTATCGAAAGATATGCTTAACAACAGCCTTTACCAAGCGTACGACGACAAAAAGAAAGCGGAGACTTTACAAAAAATGTACGGGAAAGCCTATGACAGAGTGAAAAAACGGTGGGCAAGTCAACTGGCTGGCAAGCTGGAAACAGATTAAAACCAAAAGAAGGGCGGGGATTCCCGTCCTTCTTTAACATTGCGTTCTATTTACATACATCTTTATGTATGGAAGAATTAAAATGGAATGATTTTTCCGAGACCGTAATCCTCCAATACGCGAAGGTGTATGTCGATGTTTCCGTCCTTATCAACTTCAATCTTTTGAATGAGCTGTTTGAGCTGGGCGTTGGTCATTTCTCGAACATCGGTAATATCCTCTATGGTGCGAAATGTGGTGTGAAGCACACTGCCTAGTTGATCGCCTTTCTCTATATTGGTGGATATATCCGATAACTCGTTTTCTAGACGCTCTATTTCGGCCCTCATGCCACCGATTTTTTCATTCAATTCTTCTCTTGAAATCAAATCGTCGGTATACATATCCATGTATTTTTGTCTGGATTTTCTTAACTTAGATAACTGCGCATTCAGTTCTTTTTCGCGGTCTAGGTTATCGTCTTTGGCCTTATAAATACGATGAAATTCGCCAACCATATAACGCATGACGCGCTTTTTCTGCTTTACAATTTCAGAGAAATATTCTTCTATGGCTTTAATAAGTTCTTCTTCATCGACGGCAACCGCATTAGGGCAGACATCGGCACCACTGCCGTTATGTACCGAACACACCCAACGTGCGTAAGTGTTTTTATAGGTTCGGACAGTGCGCCGAAATGACCGGCCACATTCTTTGCATTTAATGATTGTAGAAAATAAATGCTTGTTGCTTTGGCGCTCTCGGTCTATTTTAAACATATTGCCTCGCGACTTCATAATACGCTGTGCCAAATAAAAAGTATCGTCGCTCACAATGCGTAAACCAGGGCGTTCCTCCACCATCCATTCAGAGCGTTCCCGTTGCACTCTCTGTCCAGTGAGAAAGTCGGTAACTTCCTGTTTGCCGTTAATAACCTTGCCGACGTAAATTTCATTGGCAAGCAAACGCCGTACGGCAGTTTGGCTCCATTGACATTTGCGCTTGGTGGTAAGACCGCGATTGTTTAACATAGTTGCAATTTTATCTGTGCCATAACCCTCTTGTGTATACCACTGAAAAATTTGGCGTACTATATTCGCTTCTTCTTGATTGATGGATAGGTTAAAATAGTCGCCTATTTTTTTATTATACCCATAAACATAGTTGGGCACTCGGCCCTTTTCGGCATTCATTTTCTTCCCGAATTTCACGCGCTTTGAGGTGTTTGCACTTTCTTCTTGTGCTAGGGCGCCGAATATCGTCAAAACAAATTCTGACTGCCCCAGCACAGTCATATTAGAGGTCAAAAAAGTAGTTTCGATTCCTAGAGATTTTAGTGTGCGAATACTTTGCAAGAGGTCTACCGTATTACGTGCAAATCTGGAAATATCCTTTACCACAACCATATCGAACATACCGCGTTTTGCATCCTCCATCAAATGCAAAAACTCTTTTCGGTTCTTAATTTTAGTCCCCGAAATGCCCTCGTCTGCATACAACTTTACCAAGGTGTGTCCGTTTCGTTCGGTGTACTCGTTGAAAAATGATTTTTGGGTTTCCAGACTATTTAACTGGTCGGATTTATCAGTAGACACGCGACAATAAGCCGCTACATTCATAAACTGCACCGCCATTCTACACATGATATTCTATATTATCATGCGCTGAAAGTTTTTTCAACACTAAAAACAAGCGGCCTGCTTTCGCAGACCGCTTGTTTCATGATACTCTGTTCTCGTTATCTTCGTTGGTGGCCACTCGCATCTTTCTTTCTATTTTAGGAAGGTTAGCTTGAATGAAAATATCAATTAATGCTTTTTGTGTGACCTCTGGCGTGTTCGGATTGTGAAATCGAAAATTTAGCTTTTGCTTCGTTTTCATTTTATTTATGACCACCTCTTTCTTTGGCTTTCCATTCAATACTATGATGAGGCGCGGAAATATATGATATTAAAAAGCATCCTCCATGCTGTGATTCTGATTGTCTAAAACTTTGATAGGTTTCTCTCCGATGTCAATGTCCTCTTTATTGCCGCAAAAGCTAACCGAATCCACCTGTATAATGGGTACAGTTCTTTGATAGCCGTTTTCGTCCGTCAAATGGTTAATATGCGTACTACCGACTACGGCGATGTGCATTCCGGCACGAAAGTTTTCACTGATGAATTTTGCCGTGCTTCCAAAGCTCATACAGTTGAACATATCGAATCCATTGTAAGCACCTTTGTATTTGGTGCGTCGAACGGACAATTTAAAATTGCAAAATTCTTCGTTGTTCTTAGTTAAGCTGCGGGTGATATCGCCCGTTATGGTTCCTACTAGGACAGCGACATTAGTCACCAAATCACTCCCTCTTTGTTTATTTTATCGGCCTTTTCAGCGTCTTTCAAAAAATCTTCCCTTGTCTTATAAAAACTACACTCGCCGCGTTTACAATACAAATCATTAAGCGCCATACAATCTAATTCCTTTTTGTTGTTAAATGCGAAACAATCTGTTTTTATCATTCGGGCCTCCATATTTCTGACTTCACTCACTCCGCGTCACGGAAACCGGAAGGGCATTTTGGGCAAGAAGTTCACTTCACAACGATACTGCCGTGCTAAAAAACAATTTTACCGAAATATTATTTTCCGAGTCATATGCACACCTGCCGCTTCGAGTATCTTGTATATCCTCAAAACCTCCAACGTGAAAAATCTTAGCCGCGATATTGTTCCTGCGTCCTCTCTCGCGAATAGGTATAAATCCGATTCATCGAACACCAAACAATGTCGGTCAAAAACCACGTGCGGCCCGCTCGAAAACAGAAATTTCAGCACGTTTGCAAGCGTCTTTCCGTTGTAGCGTCCAAATCGTGCTTCGTCGTGATACTCTCCGTTCCCAAAGATATATTTTTTCTGCCATTTGTATAGCGTGATATTTAACGCTCGATTTATCTGCTTGATAAGACGCAGTGATAACCACCAGACTTTGTACTTTTTCATTGGGGGTGTTCCTCCTTACTGATTTGCTCGAACTTAATTGCCCAAACCCAAGGATTAGCATCCCAACCGTATACTTGACGGTCGGTTTTCTTAACGGTACTATCCCACAGGTCGCTGAACTGTCCAATTGTAAACGCTTCTCCGACTTCCGTCAAAGATTCGCGTGGAATTCCCTCATGCACGCATTCGGCGGCAATGATATCCTGCAATCGTTCTATATGTACATCCGTCACTCGCAGGAAAATTCGCGCGGCCTCTTTGGGCATATGGATGGAGGGATGCCAAGTGAACACCTCGCATTTTTGGTCCGCTTTATAGAACCATCCCCCGTTTGCGTCACGTGCCCACGTTTCCCGCACATATAGGATGCCGCCATAGCGATAGGGCGGTTTTAACACGCGCTTGTCCCAGTCCAGCCCAAACGACCATGAAAAATTCCCGTAACGGTTATAGATACATGCCGTCGCCGGAGGCTGCGGTCTTATCACCCGTCGCGTCATCGTCTTACGTCCATCCAAAATCGCCCGCACCATTTCGGTATTAAATAGGATTGGTTTCATCGTCTACTCCTCCACTTCACTATTCAGCCATTTTACGGCAGCCAGGCAGCAATGTCTGTGACGATTAAATGGATTACAACACTCGTACCACTTGTCGCAATACTCTGGAGCACAAATTGAAGAGAAAAGTTCTTCCCATTCGTCAATCAACACCGCCGCCATTTCCTCGGCGCTCATTGCGCGAATCTTTTCGTAGTTGGTCATTGTGGTCATCCTTCCTGTAGTAGTTTCATGCACATGCTATAGTTGGATTCCAGTGCTGCAAAGGCATCCGCATTGCCGCCTGCATCGGGGTGCATCACTTTAGCCAACCGTCTATATTGCGCTTTCACCTCATCCACCGATTCGGGCCGCTGAACAAATCCCATTCCCGCAAAACATGGTTCTATCTTTTTAGCTTCCGGCAGATATTTCATCCCGGCTACCCAGGTTGATAGGTCGTAAATTCCCCGCTCAACCATTCGTGCCAAGTCTTCCAGCGACAGCACAACTTGAGCAAATACGTCCGAGCCATATTTGATATTTACCCCACGCTCCTGGGCGTTCTGGACACTATGCGAGAACCGATACCATTGACCCTTGTATGTAAACGACACCCAGCACTCAAAACGGCTCCAATCGTAGTCGTATTGCTCAACATTTAAGCGAGCCATTACTTTTTCCAGCTTCGCCTCATAGGTCTGCGGTTCCGCGTATTGCTTTGGCATTGTGGTCACTCCTTTCCCCCGGCCAGTACATACCCCGCATAGGCCGCAATCCCCAGGCACAGCGCCAGCACCAATGGATTGATTCTAAGCAGGGCGCACAGGCCGATGGCTACCGCGCACAGCATTAGGGTTATGTAGGCTATTAGTCGCATTTTATGGCCTCCTATGTATTAAAATCTCGGAAATCCGTCCCCTTCTCCATATGCGCTTTGATGGCTGCTGGTCTCTGCCACATGCGTGCAAAAGCGTTCCACTCTTTTGAGTACTCGGTCTTAACGTCGGAAAAATCCCGATACAGTTGCATAAAAGGCATAGCCCCCAACTCGTATACCGCTCGCGCCCTCGCCTCATCAGCATCCATATCTTTTCCGAAAGACAGTACATAGCAATGGATTTTTTCCCGACTGAATCCCGCTCTTCTGAGCTTATCGCAAGCTTTTTTGAATTCTGGCAATCTGGTGTCGGTATCACAAGCAAGCCACAGTTCTTTGATACGCAGGCTCGTAATGTGATTTACAAAGTGGTCGTCAACCAGATCGGCCTCCAATCCTCCCCGAAAACAAATTCCATATTGTCCTCGCAGCATGTTAAATACTTTTTCTTTGTGCATTCTGGAAGCCTGTAGGAAATTGTTGTCCTGTATTACGTTTCCCTGACAAATCGGGAGTTCGCGCAAAGGCCCTTCCAGTTTCGGGACGCAACACCATGGGCAATGATTATTACACCCTCGCGTCGTAAATATAATGTTACGCTTGATATACATTCCCTGTACAAAATCATACGCCTCACTTCCGTAGGCTGGGCCGCCCAGCTTCACGGGTTTATTGGTTCGACCTTCCCACTGATACGCTAGATTTTCGCATAGTTCTTTGTCCCATGTGAATGTGCATGATACATGAATCTCGTCGTGCTCTGGGATAAGGGACGGTAACGGCGGCATTCCCACAAACGCCATTTCATCGTCTGGGGTGTAGGATGTTCGCCGTGGAAACACGCGCAATGTCATCATGGCTTACTCCTCCAACTTGCATTTGGTAGAATAGCCCCACTCGACGCAGATTTTCCCTTTGGTTCCGCTGGACAGCTTGGCGGTTGTTCGTCCAATCGAAATCGTGACCGCACCGATACGATAACTCGCTATCAGAGCAACCGCGCTCTCCATGTGCTCAATAACTTCTTCGTCTTGAATGGGGCAAAAACCAAATTCTCCCGCCTGTTCTCCGAACAGCTGATGAATTCGCGCTACGGCAGATTCAATCTTGCGCTCCCGCTCCCGTTCCTCCATAGCTCCCGGACAGTTGCACACCATCCCCTCATCGGTCATTACCTGGCCGCAATACTTGCATACGTTCTCCGTTATCATTTCCTCCCTTGCCTTTCCTCGTATGATGTAAACCCCGCTGGCGCGTGGATTTCCTCCATGGATTTCACCTGCCTGGTGTGTTCTATCTGGCCATGGCTGGAATATTTGCTCCCGGGCTTCATAACCTCCGCGTTGTCTTATTCGATTTTTCGCTCGTTCTTGGATGGATACTTGTACTTGGATTCCGGATGTTCTTTGGCCTCGTCACGCTCTTTTTGCGCCTTTTCTCGGCATTCTATGGAGCAATACTTCTGGGTGCCGTATCGGTCTTCCAGTATCTTGTTGCACGTTGGGCAACGCCGCGGGATTGGATTACCGTACATGTCAACATACTTGCTCACGTTCACCTTCGGGTTCCTCCTCCACAGTAATCTCCGTTCGTGGATTGGCCTTATCGTACCTGCCTTGTACTCTTAGGTCGATGTGTTGAAAACTATCGTCCTGAATGATTCCGGCTGCTGTGAGGCCATCTAGAATCATTTTGCCGCTGTAGTTGTCCGGGTCACGCCTGCCGCGGCTGCCAAAATAGTATGTTAGCGTTACGGTAGCGCGGGGGATAGGAGATTGCGGCAAAGGGCGGCATAACAGATACACCATGTCTTTCCACTCCTGTTTCAGCTCCCGGTATTCCCATTCGTTTTTTCTTCCAGCGAATCGGTTGAGCGACGGCGGGATTTGTGGAATTGTGTAATGGTAGATCATACCGAGTACCTCATGTTTCGGCTTCCGGAGCGTTCAATCTCCACCAGAAAGCGACCGTTTTGGCATCGTTCCGCAATGCGGGAAGAAAGCCCGGTATCAAATTTATGAAGGTCACTTAAAAAATGCTCGCTGGAAAAAATCGTGATGGTGCTGCGCGAATTGTATCTGGCGCTGATCAGTTCAAATGCCGTGCGAGTTTCCGCGCCGCTTGGAGCGGCATTCCCTTCATTCCTCGGGCGTTGATACTCCCCGTTTTCAATTTTCAAAAAGTCGTCAATATAAAGCACTGGAATGTTCGCCAACTCCTCCATACGCTTTTTGTACTCTGTCTCGTTGGGATGGGACCGCAGGTACTGCGCTTCGGCGCGCCATAGGGAATATTGAGCACGAAATCCACGGTGAAGCAGCTCGCCGGTAATTGCGGCGCAAAGGTGGGTTTTGCCTGCCCCTACCTGGCCGCCAACATACAGCCAATTCCCGTCTGGCTCAGCGAGAAAAGATTTTGCCGTCTGTAATGCGTGTTGTTGCCATGGGTGATCGGCGCGGTATGTATCCAGCGTGCAGCGTTCCAGCAGATCGCCCAGACCACTTTTTTGTGCGCTACTTCTTGCTTGCCGGATTGATTCACACCGGCATGGCACTGCAACGATGGATCCGGTCACCAAAGAAATTCGATAATTGACCCCCTTGTTTTTGCAGATCGGGCAATCGTACCCGGTTCTGTTTCCAACGCCTGCGTTCATAGCATCACAAAGCGCCTGTTCTGGATTGTCAAATGCGGTTTGAGACAGGGCACTCGTTTGAATCCGTTCCAGCGGCAGATTGTTTTTGATAGACTCCATTCCGTCCTCCTCCTTTCCACAGCTTGTCCCACGCGACACCTACCCAGTTATTGGCCATAGACGAGGCGATCACATCAACCACCGCTTGTTCTGGATACTCCTCCAAAAGATTGCGAACACGGGAAACAAAGGCATTCCACCCGGTGGGTTTGTAATTTTCCCGACGTTCGGCTTTGTATGCCAACCAGCGGGCAAGGGCCTCCTGCAATTCGGGCGAAAGGTCGTTCGGGATTTCCGGCTCAGGCTTTTTCTTTTTACCCCCTTTAGGGGGTTTTTCTTTTTCAGTTGCAGTTTGTTGTTTTATAAAATTTGTATCGCCTGTTTGATGTTGAGTTAATGTTGAGTTAATGTCGGTTTGATGTTGAGATAGTGTTGAGATAGTGTTGCTTTGATGTTGGTTTGATGTTGGGCTTTGCGTCAGCTCGCCGTATGACGATTCAGTTTCATACAGGATTAGAATTTGGCACGAAGGTTTTTTCCCCCGATTGCCCGCCCGGTATTTAATATACCCTTTGGATATCAAGCCGTCTCGCGCACGTTCCATGGCCCAGCGAGTTAATCCGATCTCCTCTTGCATTGGTGGAAAGCACAAGGGAAGCCACTCGGGGAAAAGCTGCCGGTTTGCCTTATCAAGCAAAATAAAGTACAAGGCTATTTCATTGGCTGTCAGTGGAACCAGCTCGCGCCGTTTGTTAAACCAGGCGAATTGCTTTAGCAGATTCATGGCGCATTCCTCCTAAAACGGAAGATCATCGTCGGCAGCATCGTCCGCATTGTAGCTCCGCAGATCGGTCTGTTGGCCGTAGACCGGCTGGGATTCGGGCGGGGGTGGTGTTCCCTGCGGGGGCGCTTCCAAGCCCATACTGGCGTAACCAATCCAATCACACAACAAATCTGTATAAGTCTTTCCGTTGTATTCGCGGCTTTTTGTCTTGCCTACTGCAAGGACACTGTCGCCCTTATGAATTCCTGCGGCGATATTAGCTAACTTTCCAAACGCTTTGCAGTTGGCGAAAATAGTAGTGGTGTCCTTGTTCTTTCCAACGGCAAGAGAAAAGCTGGTGATATGGGTATGGTTTTCACCTCGAATTACAAATTCGGCATCCTTTGTACAGGTTCCCTGTACTATAACGCTACCGTCGCTTAGTTTGCACTGCAACTTTATCACTCTCCTTTGAATAATTGAGAATACCCATCTAGCATTTTGGCGTGGCGAATTGCTGTACAGGTAAACACATGCGGCTGCAAAGCAAGAAAGGTTTTTTTATCAACAAATTCTTTGGCGTTGGTCGCTGTTAAAATCTTTACCCCCTGTACGATTTCACCGCGATATACGACCCGCAATTTACTGGATTTATCCCAAGTGCATACCACCGGCTGTCTATCGCATGGGGTATATTTGCGATATCCTACGCAACGCCACAGTAATGCCGCAAAACAGTATGGGCAAATATCGTCGCCTCTCCTAAAGTGTGTCAAAAACAGACGTTCCGCCATAATCGTCATACTCCATATTATCAGGGTCGTTTCGGAATTCCGGCATTAAATCGGTGTACATCTTAATCTTGCGGAGAATCTTTGTATATCGACAATATTCACACAATCCGCACCGGCGCGGGTTTTCGTTGCCCTCTTTCAAACGCTGAATATGCGGTATTTTGGCCTTAACCTTTTCTAATTCCAGATTCCATCTGGCGTCATCGTTTAGCATAAAAATGTCCCGGTCGGGGGGATCTTGCTTTGTAACAGCCAGAATCAAAAATGTGGGAAATGTTTCGGCATTTGCGTTCTGGCGTTCGATTTCCCCATATACAGCAGCGCGCATCATATACCCGTATTCCTCAATAAATGACTGCCTTTCGCGCGTCTGAACATTAAAATGAATCTCCCATAGATTAGACGATGTTTTGTAATCAATGATTTGACGGCCGGCCGAAATGTACTTGTCCATCTTCATTCTCCAGCGAACGCCCCCCAGATTGCCTGTCATAAAAAGCTCGTTGTGCCCTGGCAAAGCAATCAGGCGGGAAAACAGTGGATCGTTTTTCATTACATTTAAACAACCATCCAATGTTTCAAAGGGAGCATATTTTCCGACTATTTCCGTGCCTCTGGCTTTAGTAGTTTTAGTCTTGAAAATCTTATCAAAATTTTCTTCACAAAATGCGTCAAAAGCTTTTTTTGATTCCATCGCACTGTGAAAGTATCTGCCTTGAAAAAGTGCGTCCGATTCCTTAGAGGGTTTCCAGATTCCACGCATTTTGGCTATTGTAGCCGCTTCGCAACGCTGAAAATCCTGAAACTGAGAACAACTCATATAGTTGGCGTCGGCTTCGCGGGTATAATAATTGATATCGTTCAACTCAAAGCTCATCGCTTATACCCTCCGCCGCGTCTGCCTCCATACCATAGGCGACGTCTTCTACAGGCGTATTTTCCACTTTGCTGTCAAGCTCTAAAATCTCGTTGAGGGCTTCCAGACGGCTATCTTTTTTGGGTGGATCGTCGACGATGCGATCATCCGTCTGATTGAATGCCTCAATCAACATATCGCTATCGTCCGAGCTATTTAAAAAGAATTTGCAAGCACGGCTAATGACCGTTTTTTTGGCCATCTGATCCGGGAATTCTTTATGCACGGTATGTTCCTTAGAACGGCTTTTTGACCATGAGCGCTCAATCTGAGAACGGGTCATTATTTCGGTGTATTCTCCGTCATCGGAAATAATGGTGCAATAAGCGTAAGTGAAATTTTCAGGGTCTATGTTCTCCACCAAACTGTTATGTTCTACAACCTTCCAGCATCCATTTTCTTTAGATGCCACAAAGGTGTCTTTGGGATATACAACATCCGAAATAATTGATTTTACTCCAGGCACACGTTTGACCGCTGCCATTGTTCCAAAATACGAACGCTGGGCCTGTAGCTGATCGCCGTATACAATATAATAAATTTGCTTTTTCGCAGGGTTTAAGCCCTGAATCACAGTATTTAATAAAGCGTTACATACACTTTCCTTTGTGCAGACAGACAGGGCCGGTCTATGCTGCATATCCTTTGTTTCTTTGATCGTAAGCCAAGCAGACCGCAAGGCATTGGATACGCTATAATTAGGAGGAAAGTTGATTGTACCCTGCTCGCTCATTTCAGAAATTCGAGCTTGAACGGATTCGATGATGCTCTCGTGGCGTTCTTTCGCAATAATTTCGTTTGACATATTATTCTCTCCTGTATTATATGTTTTTGACACGCGACATTTAGTGTGACATCTACGCCTGTCAAGCATGCTTACTTTTGTCAGAAATTAGCCGCACCATAAGACTCTGCCTCCCGGTCAAGGTACTTTTCTGCGCACTTGTCGCACAAATCCATTCCACATATTTCGTTTACCTCGGTGCTTTCCCCGCACTCGTCGCAATAGTAGCGTTCCACATTACGGTTCGGGCAGGAGGCTCCTAGACAAGGCAAGCCGCAATCGACACACTCGTTTTGATACACGGTCATATCTCTCATTACCTCCCTGCACCAAAAAACAAATTGAAAATGTCCTGCATCCTGGGGTCAACGTGGGAGTTTACGCTTGACAAATCCGTATGTTCCTCGTATACTGAACACGATGTGTTTTGTTTTTTGCGTCTCTCAAAGCTGCAACTTTGAGGGGCGCTTTTTATTTTTCCGTACATGGCTTGTCCTCCCTTCGGATTCTCAGATGAATTTACCTATATATAAAGTAAGGAGATTGCGATGCAGTTCTCTGGGCGAGCGTTTTTCGACAGTAATCCATTTCCACCTCCCGGCGCTTACGTTCCCGCCTACGCTGCACCCGGAATTTGCGCCAATCCCGCCACAGGGTTTTTGCCCAGGGACGGGCATACTCCCACAGCCAGCCCGCCACGGGGAACAGGATGCCGATATACAGTACCAGCAGATACACCAGCGCGTCTAAAATGTCCATTATCATTCCTCCTTTTTATCATGCGGCAAAGAATTCCGCAAAGCATTCGGCGTTGTATTGGCCCTCGGTCAACTCTATGATTTCCCGCGGGGTGTAGTAGGCTTTGAGTTCGCCAAGGCTCCGCACAAAGGCTTCGGTGCCCCTTTGGCATGCACCTGTGATAACGCGATACATTGTTTTGGCTTGTTCCACTGTTAGAGGTGTATCCAAAGTCACGCCCTTGTACTGTTCCGCCCCGCGTTCTTTCGCGCGCTTAAACGCGATATCTTCAATACCTTCCCGAAACTTATTGCAATGGGCATAATAGACTCCGTCGCTTATGACGTTATCCCCTGGAATTTTGCCTATGTATAACGTGTATCCGCCCACCATCCGCTTGCGCTTTACGTGCGTTAGGATATTGTCTGCATACAGATATCTACCCTCAACATAATCGCCGTTTTGTAACCGCTTGACGCGGGAAGTATCGGTGATTTTGGTGCCGCGCAGGTAGAGCGAATCACCAACAGCAAGGTTGTCCGGCAGCGTGGTCAGGCTTGGGCAGCCCTCTAGGTAGAGCGAATCACCAACAGCAAGGTTGTCCGGCAGCGTGGTCAGGCTTGGGCAGCCGCGCAGGTAGAGCGAACCTCCAACAGCAAGATTGTCCGGCAGTGCGGTCAGGCTTGGGCAGCCGCGCAGGTAGAGCGAGCCGCCAACAGCAAGATTGTCCGGCAGTGCGGTCAGGCTTGTGCAGCCGCGCAGGTCGAGC